GCGCGCGCGGAGCTGCGCCAGCCCCTCCGGTGTGGCGAACTGCTGCGGGACACCAGTGATGCGATCGCCGCGCTGCGCGAGCTGTGCGAGCGTCTGGCGCGCGTTCTCGACCTCGGCCGCGGTGACCGGCTGCTGGCCCACACTGGCGAGGCGGTCGGCGATCGGACCGGAGAAGACCTTCTCGGCCGCGGCCTCTTCGGCGCCGGCCTCAGCAGCGAGGCGCTGCACCAGCTCGTTGGGCTTCTCCGCCCCGCGCACGCCGGCGCGGAGCTCGTCGATGACGCTAGCGCGGAGACCGGGTCTGCCCACCAGGCCGAGGCCCTCGAGACCGGTGGCCAACCCGAGTCCCGCGCCGGCGCCCACCGCGGCACGTTGCATGCGCTCTTCTTGCGTGGCACCTTCGGGCGCCGTGGCATAGCCGATCGTTCCACCCGCGAGGGAACCGGCCGCGCGGCGAGCGATCGGCGCGAGCGCGCTCTCGGCCGCAGTCGGAAGGATGCCGCCGCGCGTACCAGCCGCGGCGTTGGTCAGCTTGTCGAGCGACTCCGGGAAGATGGCGTACGCGTTGTGGCGGATCTCCTGGCCGGCCGCATCGACGATCGGCATGATCCGCCCGCCGGGGTACTTGATGCCGTCGAAGCCGGCATCGGCGAGGATGCGATTGGCGGTGGCGTACGCCTTGCCGGTGCGGCCGAACTCCGCAGTCAGCGCTTCGTACACCGCCTGGCCGGACGGACTGATGCGATCGAACGCCTGCCGCTGAGGATCGAGGTAGCGTGCGAGCTGGCGATCGAACACATCGGACGGACCGATCGCATCCTGCACCGTGCGGCGGATCGCCTGCAGGTCCTCGTCGGACACCGGCGCCGCGGTGTCGAGCAGCTTCAAGTCGTTCGGCATGTCCACCGGGCGCACATTCGGACCCGATGGCTCGCTCATCGCCGCCGCTCGATCTCGAGCGATCTCGTCGAGGTCCTGCTGCGCGCGGTTGACGCGGTAGAGCGCCTCGGTCTCCTGAACCGGATTGCGGTGCTCTTGCGCGAGCCGCAGGTCCTGCTGCGCCGCGAGCATGCGGTTGGTGGCACGCTCCTCGTCCACCGCCAGCGCGCGCTCGTCGAAGCCGGGATGCATCGCCTCCTGGGCGTAGCCGCGCTGCAGGATGCGACCACCCTGGCTCACCCGTCCGCCAGCTACGCGCGGCTCGTCGGTCAGGTAGTACGCCGGCCCGTACATGCTCTCCTCGCTGAGCATTGCCGGATCCGGTCGCCCAAACTCCGCGCTACCACCGTGGTACACGCGCGTGGTGCCGGGCGCCGCCTCGGGCGCGCCCGCGACAATGCCCGCGCGGACGCCGGATGCACCTGGCCGGACCGCAGCTCGAGCAAGGGACGGCGCCGCGCGTGCGGCGATGCTGCCCGCAATCGGCGCGGCGAACCCGCCGACGAGCGACGCAAACGGACGCAGCGGCTCGGGCAAATTAGGCTCGAGCGCTTCGCCACCAGCCATGCCGAGGCCCGACAGACCGGTTAGGCCGATACCTTCAGCGATGCGCGGAATGACCGCGCCCTCGCCACCGACGAACGCGAGCGGCAACGTAGACGGCGCGAACGCGCTGAACGCGGTGCGGATCGCCTGCTCTTGCTCAGGCGTAGGGTTGCGCCCGAACTCCCTGGCCTTGGCGATCGCGGCGTTCGCTGCGGCATCAGTGACTTCTTTGTCCTGCGCCATGATCCTGGCCGGCACGCCGGTGGTGAACTGCTCTTGGAGTGCCTGGCCCATTTCCCCGGGTGTGACCAGTGGCGTCAGCGGATTAGCGAGCGCGTGCTGGCCAGCTTGACTGGCCGCGGTGCCAAGGCGATCGAAGTAGCCACCAACTGCACCCGGTACGCCGCTCAGGTCTGGCGCCTGAAAGCCGTACTGACCAGGTTGCATCGCGCGCACCGGCTCGTTGAGCCCGCCCAGGCTCGAGTCGAACTGACGCGGCTGGAGCAGATCGCGCTGCTGCTGTGCGCGGCGCTGCTCCATCCCCTGGAAGTAGCGCTCGTTCTCCTCTGAAAACTGACGCTGTTGCGACTCGAAGCGCTGGCGTGTCTGATCGAGCAGGTCCTGCGCTTGCTGCGCGCGCGCTGCGCTCGCCTGCGCGAGTTGTGTGGACTGATCGGCGAGCTGCTGCGCACGGTCAGCTACTGCCTGCGCACCCTGACCGAGCGTGCCGAGTGCGCTCTCACCGCCAACCTGCAACCCCTGCACGCCAGCCTGCGCGTAGTTCTTGAGATTGCCCAGGAACTGGCTGACGTAGCCGGTGCCAGTCTGTCCGCCGGCGTCGCGCGCGTCGGTGATGTTGCCGCGCGCGTCGATCGCACCGAAGTACGCCGCCGCGGCCTTCGTCCAGTCGTTGCCCCACCGGTTGAAGTTGTCGCGCAGAATCTCGGCGCCGCGCGTGATGTTGGTCAGCGGATCGAATGGGTCCTCACCGGGTCTGAACCAGCTCCGCAGGACTTGCATGAATCCGAGCGCGCCCGCGGGGCTCTCGCTGCGCGGTCCACCGTTCTCGGTGTCCATGATCGCGGCGATGATCGACTGCGGCACGCCAGTGCTCTGGCTCGCGCGCTGAATCGCGTCGATCTGACCGCGCACACGGTCGCTGGCGTTGGCCAGGAAGTCCTGTGCGCCGGTGATGACCGGCGGCGGCGGCTGCTGCGCCTGTTGTGCCGGAGCTCCGGCGCCGCGCACGTACGGACGCGGGTCGATGCGCTGGTCGAGCGGATCGCCGGTGGCGGCGTTCTTGCGCACCTCGTAGTGCAGGTGTGGCGAGCCCTCAGTGCCACTCTCGCCCATGTTGGCGATGTAGTCGCCGCGGTTGACCTTCTGGCCAACCTGAAGCCCAGGAGCGGCGTTGGCCAGGTGCATGTACGCGTGCGTCAGCCCTTGCGCATCCTGCACGTAGACCATCAGCCCGCCAGCGCCACTGTCGCGCGAGATGTTGGTCACCGTGCCCGGCGTGAACGCGTCCACTTCGGTGCCGATGCCCTTGCCGTCGGATGGCACGAGGTCCACACCGCGGTGGGGCGTGCCAGTGCGGTAATTGCCGGTATAGGTCTGCCCGAAGTCGAAGCTCGTCTTCCAGCGCGAGCCGACGTCGGGACCTGCCGCCGCCTGATCGGTCGCCGTAGCCGGCTCTTCGCTGTGCGGCAGTGCCGGCGCGACCGCGGTCTGCACCGCGCCGGCGACGTTTTGTACGTCCTGCTGGCGCTGGTTGAGCCAGTCCTCCATCGCACTGCGGCGTTGCTGCTCCTCGGGCGTGACAGGCGCCGAGGCCGTCGGCATGGCTACTGGCGCTGGCGCAGGAGTTGGTGCCGGTTGCGCTACGGGTGGCTGTGCCTGCTGCTCCGCCAACCAGTCATCCATTGCCTGCTTACGCTGCTGGAATGCGGCACTAATCGGCTCGACGGTCTGCTGGACGGCTGTCGCCGCGCCTTGCGCAGCCTGCGCGGCCTTCCGCTTCTGCTCCTCGATCCACTCGTCCATGACGTTCTTGCGCGCCTGGACGGCATCGTCCTCGAGCAGGAAACCGGGCATGTCAGACCGTCACTGGTGGCGCGGTGAGTGGCACCGGCTGTGCAGGTTGCGCCACCGCGCCGAGAGTCATGCCCGGCGCTAGAGGAGCCACGGCCGGCGCCGGCGGAGGCCCGGGAGGGAGAGGCGGCGCGGCCACAGGAGGCGGCTGTGGTACTGGAGGAATCTCTTCGGGGAGCTGCACGCCAATGCGCCGCGCGATGGTGACGAACTGCTCGGGATCACGCTGCGCCTCCTGCGTCAGCCACTGGCGATCCTGGTTCATGTACGCGGTGCGGTAGCGCGCGTCGAGCTGCTCGTCGCTCATGCGCGCCATGTCGGGCATGTTGCCCTTCTTGCCGAACACCGACGTGGCGATGTGCTGCGCGTCAGCGTTCACCTCGCGCGTGATCTCGTCCTGCAATCGCTGAACTTGTCCGTTCGGCCCCTGGTCGTTGTACGTCGCCATCAGCCCGGAAAGGTGGTGATCACGCCGCCCTGCGCCAGTTCGAGCTTGTGTTGCAGGTCGCGCACTTCCTGCTCGAGCTGCCCGATACGGACCAGCATCGACTCCATCTGCGCCACCAACTCGCCGAGGTCGTGCCGCGGCTCGGCAGTGTTCTGCTCAGTCACGCCCATAGCCTCCGCGGGAACCGCGTCCAGCGCTCGCAGCCATGCCACCACGCGTTCCACAAGATCCATTCCCTGATCGTGTAGCGCCTCACGGCATTCCTCCTGGCATCTGTGCGCCCTGCACCACCGCGGGGTAGGCGGGCGGGCCCACGCCGGCGCCATTGGGTGCCGCCGCCAGTGCGCCGAGGTCGGGCACGCCGCCCATGCCTGGCCCACCGCCCTCGAAGACGCCCGGCTGTGGCTGCGCGCCGGGTGGACCGGCTGGCGCCATGCCTGGCAGGTTGCCCTGCTGCGCGAGATTCTCGGCCTCGCCGGCCTTGGCCAGCATGTCGCCGCGGCCAGCCAGCATGAACACCTGCGCATCGAGCCACTGCTGGTACTGCGGACTGGCGCGGATGCGATCGCGCGCAATCGAACGCCGGATCTCGTCGGGGTTGTCGCCGAGGTACTCGACCGCCTCGTCCTTGCCCCAGGTGCCCGCGGCGAGGCGCTCGTGCGCGAAGCGCGCCATGATCATCTCGTCGGTCGGCAGCGTGGCCTGCACTTCCCAATCGACTTGCATCGGTTTCTCGAAGTCCGATGGCCCGAGCCCGAGGTAACCCGATGGGTTGTTGTCATCACCCGAGTAGAAGACCCACACCTTTTCCTGGGCCTTGTCAGCGACCAGCGCCCACAGCTTCTCGGTCTGACCGCGCAGCATGCGCTCGAGGCCGTGGCGGACGGGTCCCACGCGCGTGCGCGTGTAAGAAAGGATCTGGCTGATGGCGAACCCTGCGCCTTCCATTCCTGACAGAGTGGTCACGCGCGGACTCTCGAGGTCGCGGATGGCGTTGTCGATTAGCGCCATGTGCTTCTCAAGGGTTTCGGGGCCCATGTACTGGATGCGCTGCAGCTGGCGGCCCGCGGGCAGGTTCAGAATCTCGCCCGGGTGGATGGTGGTGTCCTGCTCGCGCGGTAGTCCGTCGTTCCCAATCGTCTGCGTCGCGGGCGTGTCGCCGTAGGTCACCAGTGGCGACAGGAGATCCCTGGCGACATACTGCGCGTGCATCGCGCGCAGGTATTGGCGATAGCGCACCAGCCACAGCTTGGTGCGGCCGATGCCCCACCCGACCTTGCGATTCTTCCAGTAGTTCATGCTCAAGCCGGGCGCGTAGTCGTACGGCACGCCGAACGGATAGCCGTGACGGAACTGCTTGACGATCATGCCCGTCGGGCTGCCGTCGTAGTTGTAGCCGGCGACCACGTAACTGACCCACTCGTCATCCCAATGCTCGAGCAGCTCGACCGTGCTCAGCACTTGGCGGCGGGCCTCCATCTCGTTCATGCCCTGCCCGAGCTCCTCGGGCACGATGTTCCCGCCCGAGTCGCGCGCAAGGCGGTACCGACGGAACGTCGAACGCTGTGGGCGCTCGGTTACCTCGAGGACCTCGCACAGCCGCCCACCGGACCATTGGGGATAGACGGCGCGCGGGTCTACGTAGCACCAGGCAAACGGCGGGCCGGCCTGCTTCTTGGCGTCCTCGGTGGCCTTGTCGTAGGTGTGGTAGGCGTCATACGAGTCCGAGGACTTCGGCGCCGGCAGGGAGTACCGCGCGTCCCATAAGTCGCGCTGCCACAGAATCTTGCTCCAGCCACCGCCATCGTTCAGGCACGCGTCGGTGGTCTGCGACATCGTGTCCGAGCCCGGCTCGCGTGTGCCGCAGCGCCAGAGGACCTCCTCGGTCCAGTGCTCGCGGTCAGTGGCCAGCGTCTGCGCAGTGTCGCCCTCGCCGCCCTTGATGCTGATCTTCGGGCGGTCCAACGTGAGCATCGCCATCTGCTGGAACGCCTCTTCAGTCACGTCCGGGTCGCGCGGATCGACGTTCACCAGCACAAACCGGCTGTCGGCATCGGCGAGCGCGGGCGTCTGCATCTCGCGCTGCGCGCGCATGTTGTCGATGTCGTCGTCCTGCTGCTTGTACAGATCGCCGAGCTCGGTGCGCAGCGCCTGCACGTAGTGGCTCGTCGGCGCCTTGAGCGATTCGGCCTCGCGATCGGTGTATTCGCCGTTATCAGCTGCCACCCACTACACTCCCCCGCGAGATGGCGACTCGTATCTGGAATGGCTTTTGGGCACTCGTCGGCTGGATTTTTGTCGGCGTGGTGCTCCTGGACTTCATCGCCGCCCTGGGCCTTCCATTTGGCTGGTCCGGCCTGTACTGCGCCATGCAGCGCTGTTACCCCTAGCCATCGTCGCGATCCGCGGGACCGGCGAGGCAATCGTGCCTGCGTACCGGGGTCAGCTCGTCATGCGCGTGGCACAGCAAGCGTTGGCAAAGCGGGCACCACGTCTCCCATTCGCGCGTGCAGCCGCATTGCTGGCAGCGCTCACTCGCCACGGTTCAGCCAGCGGTCCCACACCGCGTACAGGTTGTGGGAGCTGGCGAGGTGCGCCGGCGACTCGGGGAGCTTGTGGCCGGTGACGGTCAGGAACCGACGCTGGCTATACATCTCAACCCACCCGCGGCGGCGCCGGCCCTCGGGCAGGCTCCCCTTGAGGAAGATGCGATAGCCATCTCGAGAGGGAGAATACTCCGTGTAACTGCCAAGTGCACAGACGATCGCGTCCGCGTCGCGCCGGTGCTCGCTGACGTGGTCAAGATCGACGCCCACGATGCCCCACCGCGGATCGAGCGCGAAGCTCACGCCGTCGTACGGACGCCCACCTGCGGGCGGCATCAGGCGATCCTGGTAGACGCGGTAGGCATCATCGAAGCTCGACCAGGTGCTCGCGTCCGAGGCCTCGGCGCGCTCGCCGTCGGGACGGTACGGCGGCTTGCTCCAGCGCTCGAGGTCGTACGAGTAGCGCCATGCTGCCCAGGCGTCATGGTTGCGCAGCTCCTGCGGGATCGCCCACCGCTCGACCGGCTGCATGCTCTCAGGCGGCGCTTTCTGAGGCGCGCGCGCTGGCGCCGCGGTGTACGCCTGCAACCAGCGCGGCAGCGGGTGGGTCATTCCTCCTCCGGCGTGTCGCCGAAGCGATCCCACACCGACTCGCCGTAGCGGCTATGGGGCAAGACGCGACCGCCTACGACGCTCTCACCGCGGGCGTTGGTGTGGAACACGATATGCGGCCAGCCTCCCCCGTCTCGGTGCAGCCCCGGCGTGTCGGGAGCTGGCTCACGGTAACGATCTGACTCCTTGCACCCCTGACAGACCGATACTGGTTCGTCCATCTCCCGACCGCAACACAGACAGCGATAGACGATCGGCTCTTGTGCTCGCAGCTCCGCGGCCTCGGCGTAGGCTCGGCGACACCGTGCGCACCGGACGTAATGAGCATTGATGAAATCTCGCGGGGAGCTAACGAAGTCGCCGCAGTCGCGGCAGCGTCGGCGCTCAACGACAGGTGGTGGTGGTGACGGCTCGGGCGAGGGAGACGGCTTGGGCCGCGCTGGTGGTGGAGTGGGCTTGGGCACCGGACCACGCCACGGAACGCAGCCCTTGTCCCGCTTATCAACGGTGTACTCATGCGCGTGCGGCCCGCCGATGATCTGCGGCTGCAAGCCATAGCACTCTGGATCGCGGCACAGCACGAGCTCCGCCAACTCGGCAGCGCGCTCAGCGAGCCACAGGCGCGTCGATTGACGCATCTCAACACCGATATCGGTGGCCACCTGAAGAAACGCTCCAGGAGACTCGAGCGCGAGCTGGCGTTGCTCTTCGACATTGCTCGTGTGATACGCACGCGTAACACGGATGCGGAAGCCAATATCAATCGAAGTCACCGCGTAGCCACTTGAACCATCGGCACAGTCCAATGGTCACGCACACACCAGCGATGAGCCACCCGACGGCCGCCCACATCCACCACTCCATCACGCCACGCGTTCCAGCCGCGGGATCGGGAATTCCTTCACCTCGAGTCCATCCAGCTTGCACCCACCAGATTCGGGCGTGCGGCCACCCACCTGCTTAAAGAAGTGCGCCACCCCGTAGCGCTGGCACTGCTGATCAATCTGGCGCACCCAGGCGATATCGAACGGTCGATGTCCGGGCCCGCTCTCGCCACCGGTGATGATCCAGTTCACGCGCGGGAGCCATGGCGTGAAATCCAGCGGACCGAGCAGAGGTTCCGCGCTGATGAAGTGCACCACCGCTGGCACCTCGAGCAGCGCCGGTATCCGAATCGGCGCCCACTTCTGTAGGCCCACGCTTGTGCCGAGCCACACATTTGACGGAGGATGCTCGAGCCAGCGCCGCGGATACATGCGCGCGATGTTCATGGGTCGCTTCGTGAGCAGTTGCCAGTCGAGCCACGGTGTCGCCTCAATCAGCTTCCACAAGCGTTCGCGCACGAGCTCCAGTTGCGGGTGGAACTCGAACAGGTCCGACATCGAATTGCAGAACACGAGGCGCCGCTGGCCGCCGCGTACCGAGGCGCGCCAGCTCTTCGTCCAGTGCTGCTCGTTGTGCTGCGCCTTGCGGTTCCAGATGATCGGTTTGCGCCAGTTCGCGTCGCTGGTGACGTGCCGGTCGGTCGATCGTGGCGGACCCCACACCTCTCCGTATGTTTTCGCCCACCGTTCGGCGAGCACGCGCGCGTAGCAGTGGTCGCACTCCTCCGACACTTCGAGGCACCCAACGTGGCTGTTGAACGTGTGATCGGTCCAGAAAATCCTGGTCGTATCTCCCATCTGCCATCTCCTTTCAACGCCGACTCGCGAACGCGTAGCTCGAGCGCGCGGGCGCCGGGTCCACCACCGCGCCGAGGTTGGCCAATGCCAGCGCGATGACCGTGTCGTCATGCATGCCGGCTGGCGCGGCATACCGGATCATGCCCGTCGCGGTGGTGGTGCTCTCGAACACGAGCAGCTCGGCTTGCTGGACCTGGTCGGCGAGCAGCGTGAGCTCGCCTCTTTCGATCGACAGTGCGAGCTTCTCGATCGCTGCGGCCTTGCTCGCGTTGGTGTTGTCCCATCCGTAGACGGGCAACGGTGGCTGTGGCTTGTCGAGTAGGCGCCCGTACCCACGTTGCAAGCGCTCCACCAGCGGTCCGCCCATGCTGTTGCGCTCCGCGATGATCTGAACTGGGTGGTATTGCGCTGCCCACGCGTGGAGCCGATCAGTCTGTACCTCGAAGCTGATATCCGTGAACCGATCGAGCGCAGCCTGCTCGAACACGGTGATGTCCAAGATGCAGACGACGGTGAAGTCCTCGCTGCGCCCCCAATCCACGCCGAAGCAGTACCGGTGGCCCTTTTGGGGTCCCTTCGGCTGGAGCCTCGAGACGGCGCGCACGCCGCGGAACACGCCGGCTCCTTCGATCGACAAAAACTGTGCCAGGTACTCCTGCGCGAATACGCGCTCTGGCAGTTCGTGCCGCGCGGCCTCGATCTCCGCGGCGCTGATGTACGGGTTAACGCTGGTCGGCATCTGCCACGCGCGCCAGTCCTGCTCAAGCGGGTCCTGACCGCGTTCGAAGAGCACGTAGAAATCGTTGAGCCCGCGGGGAGTGGACATGAACCAACCGTCGCCGCGGAAGTCTGTCAGCGTCGGGCGGATCGCCTGCCCCCACACATCCGCCAAGTGCGGGATCATGGCGGCTTCGTCCACTACAGCCAACGCGTAGCGCCGCCCGCGCGCAGGATCTCCGGTGTCGGTACTCCAACATTCGATGACCCCGCCGCCATAGAGCTGCAGGCGGTGCTCCTGCTCGCTCTTGTCGATGATCACCTCGGCGACCACCGCCTTCAGCTCGCGCCACGCTTCCTCGAGCAACTTGTAGGTGGGCGCGAAGTACGCCGCGGGGCGCTGCCCGAGAGCGCAGCGCACCAGCAGACGCTGCGCAAGCTTGCTCTTGCCGGCGCGCCGGCCGAGCGCGACCACGTTGAAGCGGCGCGCCTCGGCGAGTATCTGCGCCTGCGCCGGGTGTGGCGCAGCGAGCCTAACTGTCCGTTCGCCCGTCTGGATAGCCATTGAGACGATGGATCTGCTCGAGCACGATCGGCTGCGGCTCGTCGATCACGCGGATGGTGATTTGCTGGTCGCTCTGGACCGTCACGGTCGCCTTCAGACCGGCCCGGTCGAGCACATCCTTGATCGCCGCCAGCTTGACGCCGTCGGTGTCAGCGTGCCGAATCAGGCGGTGGAGCTCGCCGAGGGCTGGATCGACCATTGCGGCGATGCGGGCCTCGGCGGCGGCTCGAACGTGCTTGGCGCGTCCACCGTGCATACCGCACACCGTCCCGCCGCGGATGGGATACGCGCCACACGGGGAGCCGTCGACGTTGTGGGCCTTGCACCGCGGATGGATGGGCACTGGTGATGGATGGGTCACGCGTGCGCTCCCTCCCTGCGTTTGGCCCACGCCTCGCGAAGCAGCACCGAGCGTCGATGTTGCACCCATTCGCGCGTCTGCCAGAACTCGAGCACCTGCTCTTGGTCGCCCGCGGCTTCGGCAAACTTGGCCCGCCACTCGAGATAAACCATTTGCCGTGCGAGCTTGGTCAGGCGCTCGTCGCCGTATGTCACAGGCGCCCGCCAACACGTAGGCGGTGCTGCGTCTCGGGATCACATTCGTGCTCGTGACCCCATCGTTCGCCGCACTCGAGGCAGGCGCCGTGCTTGCCGCTACACCTGAGGTTGCCGTCGAACACATCGCACGCGATCGCGTGCATCCTGACCCACAACGTGTTCATCTGCTCGAGCCACGAGTCGGCGGTCCACTCGCGCCGGAAGCGATCGAGTTGGCCGGTGTTTCTGTTCAACACGATGTACTCGAACGCGGGCCAGTCGCCGACCTCATCCCACGCCGCCCAGGTGTAGAGGAAGGGCTGCCACACCTCGGTCTGTGCGCGATCCTGCGACCACAGCCCGCGCGTCGTCTTGAAGTCATAGATGACGTTGCCTTTGGCGTCCCACAGGTCCATCGCCCCGACGACATCAGCGCCGATGTCGGAGCAGGTGTCGATGCGAAACGCCCGCTCAGGGTCGCCGCGGAGGTCGAGGTCAAACACCTTGTTGAGCAGCTCGAGCCCGACGCCGGTCAGTCGTTTGCCGACCTTGCCGCCAAGCTGTTCTGAAAAGCCTTTCCAGGAGATTCGAAACGCGTGCTCGCCATCCTGGCCGCGGTAATGGGCCTCGAGCCCCTGGTGGACGGCTTGCCCGAAGCACATCGCCTCGGTCGGCTCGAGCGCGACGCCATCGAGATAACGCTCCTTGAACAGCGCCGGGCACTGGTCGAAGAGCATGTAGCGTGACGCGCTCCAGTGCTCCACGCGTACCTCGGCGGGCGGCTCAGAAATGCTGTTCTGCTGTTCTTGCCTATATAGGGCAGAATCGCAGAACGGAATTTCTGAGGGCTCGGGGGGCGCCGCCAAAATGCTGTTCTGCTGTTCTTGCCTATATAGGGCAGAACGGCGGAATGGAATTTCTGAACTTGCCTGCAGCCGTTTCTTGGCCTCGCTTGCCAATCGCGCCCATCCACTCGGTGCCTGCTTGGCCGGGATCTTGAACCAGGTGCCATCGACCGGATCCTGAACGGTGAGCCAGCCCTTCTCGCGCGCCCATAGCACGGTGGGCAGTCCGGAGATTTCTGCCTCAGTCACCGTCATCCTCGAAAAAGACGCGCTGGTAGTAGCGGTACGGGTCGCCCTTTTTGCCAAGCCCGATGCGTCGCACCAACCCCTCTTTGATCAGGTCGTTGAGCACGCGTCCGCGGTCCTCGTCATTGCCGCCAACCGATTCCTTCAGCGAATCGCGGCCAATCGCGTCGTCAGGATTGGTCGGCAGGCTGGCCAGGATCTCGCGCCGCATCGTCTGGTCCTTGAGCACGTCAGCGTCGCCAAGCGCAGAGAACATGTGCGGCTCGTTCGGGCCGAGCTCGATCAACAGCTTGTCGGGCGTCTCCTCGAAACGGCTGATGCCCTCGACGATGCGTTGACGCTCCTTGCCTTTGGTGTTGCCGCCCTGCAGCCGCTGCAAGTGCAGCACGACATCGACGGCGCCGGCGTACGCGGAGCTGCCGCGGCCCGAGTCACCGACATCGCCCCCACTCTTGCGATCGTGCCGGCTGGTCAGGACCGCCAGCCCGCCGGCCGCTGCCGCCTGGAGCGGCTCCATGACCACCATCGCCGCACCGGAGTTGTTCTCCTGGTCGCCGCGAATGCCGCTGAACTGGCCAAGGGTGTCGACAATCAACACCTTGGCGCCGGCCTCGACCGCGCGCAGCTGCGCTTGGGCAACCACAAACTCCCACTTCAACCCAATCGCGCGACTCCACAGCAGGACGTGCAGGTCCGCGCGGCCGAGCAAGCCAGCCCGCTTCAGGTTGCGCTTGAACGACGGACCGGACTGCTCGGTCAGGTACACGATCGGCGAATACGTCGTCTTCTGGCCGAGGAAGTCGTCGCCCTCGAGGATGGCGCGCGCCATCGCCAGCACCAGCGTGGTCTTGCCAGCCTGCTTGACCTTGCCGTCGAGCTCGGTGATCAGGCCGGCGCCGAGCAGGCCATGCGCGTACCAGGTGATCTGCTCGTCTTCCATGCTGGCGATCTGCTCGGCCGTCAGCCAGTCGATCAGGCGTTGCTGCGGAGAAGGCGGCTTCGTCGCAGTGGCGGCGCTACCGTTCAACCGCACGCGCCGCGGCCCCTGCGAGCTCCGCGCGCGCTCGACAATGATCGCGTATCGTCGCGCGGCATCGCGTCGCCCGGAAAACTTCGTCCAGCCGAGCGCCACGTCCCGCTCAGCAAGCAGATCCGCGACGAATGGTGGTTGCAGCCCGGCCTCGAGCAACGCCACCGCAAGCGACCACAACGAATAGCTGCGATCGAGCTCGCCAGTCTGCGGATTGGTGTCGTAAACGCGCCCATACCAGCGCTCCAGCGCGTCACCGCGCAAGCGGACCGGGGGAGCGCCGGGATCGCTGTGGGGCAAGTCTTGCTGTCCCGCAGGTCGTTGCTTGGCGCGCAGCATCTGTTTGGCCCAATCGGGTTGCGGTACCGTGGGACCGGCGACGAGCTGGCTCCACTCGCGTGGGTTTTGCCAGGTGTACCGCAGCCCACTCTTGTGCAGGCTCGGCGGCATGACCGCGTAGCCAGCGCTGAGCAGGTCGAACTCGCCGGTCCTGGTCAGCCGATAGACCGGACAATCCTCGGTGCGAACATAGAGCATGTGCTCGTGCCCAGGCCCCCCGCCAGAGGCGAAGCTGAGCGTGTCGGGCACGCGCTCAATGCGATTGTTGGCGATGAATGTCCCCTGCCAGCTCGCCGAATCCGGCGCCACGTCCACGAGCCCGGAGCGTGCAAGGTCGACGCCGATGTTGGCGTGCGGCCACATACCCCACCAGCGGTTGATCCTCTCGGCGTCGGTGGTCGCGTCGTCGAGCCCGTTGCGCGTGCGCGGGTGCTTGCCAGTTGGGTGCTTGGGGTCGGTGACGTCCGGCGCGTGGCAATCACATAGCCCGTTCTCATCGGGCGTGTGGAGTGCAACCACCAGCAGGCCGAGACTGGCGTAGAGCAAAGCTGCCTCGTGCGGGCTCATGCTGCAAACGTCTCGAGGATCTCGCGTTCGTCCGACGGACGCCACACCTTGGCGTCCTGGCCGGACGACACGAGGCGATCGATCCACACGCGCTGCTGTGGGCTGACGCGTCCGCGCTGACTCTTCAGCTCGCGCCAGATGGTGCGGACACCGTTCGAGAAAATCCAGTCAGGGATGCCGAACGCGTCTTCGACAAAGACGCCCATCATCACCCCGAAACTCTTGCGCGTGTGGACGCCGTGCCAGCCGCCGCGTTTGGCGACGCCGGCCGTCCAGCGTTCGAACTGGTCTTCAGTCACCAGCGCGTGCACCGCGGCGCGCCCGCGGACCGGCGAGCGGACCATCAGCGTCGGACGAGCGTTCCCTGTCCCGCTTTGAAGCCAGCCAGAAATGGTTCGAGGCAATCACGATGGGCAGCTTTCGTCTCGACGCGTTCGTCCCACCAATCGCGATACGCCTCTTGCACTGACGCTGGCTGCCGTTTGTAGAGCGCCCACAGATCCGGAATGCTCCGGAGTCCATCTAACGAATCACGCTTGTTTGGCGGGTTAGACATTGGGCTCACTGTCGCCTTCATCGTCGAGCTCCGGCCGGTAGGGGTTGTCGCCGTAGTCGCCGCGGATGTTCGCAGCCAGATCGCCGTCGTTGTCGAGGTACTCGTTCAGCCAGTCGCGTAGCGACCGCGCTTCGTCAGGCTCCAGCAACACACTGGTGATGACGAAATTCGGCAATCCACTCGAATCGACAACCGCACGATCGGAACTGATCAGTAAGTGCTCGCCGTTCCAATTCCAGCGCGCCGGATGCTTGCGCGCCTCACCGCGCAGGTACGTCTCGATCTCGCTAGCCATGCCGCTGGTTTCCCTTCTTGAACACCAGATACGTCGAGCAGTTGTTGTAGGACGAGTACTGTTCGCCCCAGTTCCAGCCACGTGGTGTCGGAGTGGTATTGACCTGGGTGACAACTTCGTAAAGCGGGTGCCAATCGAGTGCCTCGCCGACCCAATCGGACTCGCTCACCCACACCGCGCCGTGGACTTGATCGGTGACCTTGACGATCAGCCCCATCGAGCACACGCGCCAGCACTCGCGCGCGCCGGCCATCGTCAGCTCGCGGCTGGCCGTGCCGAAACGCTGGCCCATGATCGAGTTCTGGCCGGGGTGCTCGTTATGCGGCGGGTCGAAAGTGACCACGTCGAAGCTCTGGTCGCCGTAGATCAGGTTGCGGAAATCCATCGGCCCGGCCGCGGAGCGCTCGGCCAGGATGTCGTGGCCGGTCACGTTGACGTGTGCCGAGCCGTCCCAGAACTTGCCCGAGCCGTAGGTCGGGTCGAGGCACTCGCGCGCGTCCGGAAACGACACCGCCAGCATGAGCGTGATCACCTGGGCGGGCGTAACATCGACCATCGCCCGCCACAGTGGCGCACGCCTGGGCTCGCGCGGTGAGGGCAACGCCCGTGGCCCGCGGCGGTGCCGCTGCCATGCCAGCGTTGCTTCGGTAACCGTCGTGCCCGGTGGCAAGTTACCAATAAATTGGTAATCAGCCTCGCCCAGGTCGATCAGGTTCTGTGCCTGGCTGCGCTCGAACGGCAAGCAGTCCCTGACGTAATCGAGCCAGCTATCACCACGCTCCTTGACGCGACGCCGCTTTTCAGCCAGGTATCGGCCGAGCGACCAGGCCCACTCGAGCGTATGCTTCCAGGCACCGACCAGATGGCCGGTCGCCTCGGCGATCCGCAGGTCAAGCTCATCATTGGAAAGCGACGCGAGGTCCGAGGAACTATCCCGCGGATCGATGATCGCCAGATCGGTCCCCGTCTGAGCCATCAGTCGTCAATGCGACGCTGGCGTGGCCGCGCCGCAACCGGCTCGGGCTCTGGTTCGGGTGCCGGCTGCGCGGCTCGGCGAGTCGCTGCCCGGTCGGGACGCAGCAGCAGCAGCTTCAGACGCTCATTGCCGTTCTGATCTGTGCGGATCTCGAATGAGCCCACCGCCGTTTTGCCGACCAGTCCCTCGCGGAAGCCGGCGTCGATCAAAACATCGACCTCGTCGTCGGTGCATTCCTTGCCCAGGAACGCGTGGACGAAGCCGCGGCCCTTGGCCGTCTTGAACATCGAATCGCTCGACCACTCCCACACCTCGAACACCTGGCCCGTGCGCGGGTCCTCGTAGGCGGTCCCGTCGTCGCGGTACAGGTTCAACTTCCAGATGAGGGCCATCTCGCCATCCTTGGCGCCGTCGACGCGGCTTTGCGTCTCTTCGAGATCGTCAAGGCGAACGCGGTGAGACTTTGTTTCGTCGAAGTCATCGTCGATGGATAGCGAAAAGCCAGAGGCACTTGGTCGGCGCGGCATGAGTCAATCCTTTAATGAATAAGTTAGGCGCAGGACCAGGCACGAGCAGCGCCTTCATTGATGCGCTGTGCCAGGTACGGAAGCGCTTCGTACGGGTTGAATGGGTTGGTGTTTCCGCGGGCGTAGAACCTCGGTAACTCTCCTTTCGGGTGCAGTTGAACGGGGCCGAGCTCGCGCTGCCGGCCGATGGAATATGGCGACAATGTGCCGCCCGTTTCGCACAGAGTGATGCGGTAAAGCCACCACCACGAGACGCCATACGTGACACTGGCATCGTCGATCGCGGCCATCACATCAGCCGAGGTGTAGACGTAGTCCTCGGCCTCCTGCGCACGCGTGCGGGCGATGCTGAGCAGCGTGATCACTACCGCGAGCACGATCGCTGCGAGCACGCGGTTCACGCGCTTTCCTCCCCGTCGAGCTCACGCCAGAACGCGACCAGGCGCCCCATGACCTGCGCGGCATCCTGAAGATGGCGATCTGCGCGGTAGAGGTGATCCTCGATCCCGGTGAACGCTCGCATGGCCGTCACCGTGTCGTCCCGCGCCGCGCGGTACACCGCATCAGCGAGCCGATTGATGTCGCTCAGGTCGCCGTGCTCGGCCTCGAGGTGATCCTCGAGCGCGGCGCGCGCCTGCGGCAGCATCTGCGCTCTCGTCATGGGCACGGCTCCGCCCAGGGTCGTCTCAGACATCGGACTACGCCGCCTCGTCGTCCGGCTCGGCCTGGTCGGCGAAACGTTCGAGCAGCAGTGCGGCGTATGCCCTTGGCTCGCGCCGGTCGAGCTCAGCCAGCCGCTCGATCACTGACCAGCGATCGAGATCGACGTCGAGACACACGCGCTTGGTCAGCGGGACCGCGGTGCTCATGGCAAGTCAGTCTCAAGCGGCTCACCGCCAACGTAAAAGACCAGCGAACCCCCAAATTTTTCCCCGCCACCCGGCGTCCGCTATCCGTCCGACCGCTGTCCGACGTGCTACCCTGTCTGGTTCGCGGGTGGCGCGCAATTTATTGGTGGTTAGCTTGGGCTTTTCGTTGACCGTAAGCTTAAGCGCACACTAGGCGAGTTCATTCCACCTGCCCCTGGAGGGCCCCAACCCAAGGACCGCGGCCACGCGGGACCAAGTGCAGGTCAGAGCATGGGAGGGATTGTCTGTTGATCGGTGACATGGTGTCCGCGGCTAATGGCACCCCTGGACGGCCGGAGGGCTCGTCCAAGATCACGCTCGAGACGGCCCTCGACAAGTTTGTCGAGTACCGAGCCGACCTGCACGCCAAACACAACCTGCGCGAGACGCGCGCCGGCTACCGCGCGAAGGTGGGCCTCAGCGACCAGGGGCTGCGCGACTACATCAAGGACCGCAACCTGCCCTGGCCACTGCTGCCGACCGACGAGAGCCTGCTCGTGTGTCTGATCTGGGGACACGCGCCGTACGACATCACCTGGGGTAACGCCGCCCTCGCGCACGCGCTGCGGCGCCATCCTGAGGACCTGGTCAACAAGCAGTGCGCGCTGTCGCTGCTGCGCGGCGCCACGGCCACGCTCAGTGGCGAGCACCGTGATCTGATCAAGCAGCTCCGCTCAGACCCGACGTGCACCGAGATCGACAGCATCAGCACCGAGCTGCTGCGCGCTGACGGCAAGTGGCTGCCTGTCGAGGTCTATGTGCGCTACACCGGCCCCAAGCACGATCGCTTCTACTGCGTGGCACGTATCGCAGGCCCGCCGCGATCGCCAGAACCCAAACAGACGGACATAAGCAACGTCGACCCGCGCTACGTGTACACCGTGCAGCGCGCAGCGCCGATGCAGCTCATCGCCAATCCGCCCAAGCCCGGCCAGTTTGTCGTGGATCTCAATCCGCCGGACCAGCTCTTCGCCATGCCGACCCCAACAGTCACGTTCATCCCACAGACGTCGACGCTCAAGTTCGAATCGAGCATCGTGGTCAACAACCCGAACGTCAGCCGCTTCGTGATCCACAACCCGCAGGGTCGGAACGGGGGATAAAGTCGGGGGTTTCCTCCGCTTTTTAGCTGGCGCCCAGGCCGCTCAGACTGTGGCGCATGTCCACCGATAGCACTGAGCGTCCCAATCCGCCCCGCGCCGCACCATCCGAGCGTCGCACGTATAACGTCGCCGAGGCCGCCGCGGTCCTGGGCGTGGGCCGCAACGGTGTCTACGAGCTGGTCAGGTCCGGGCGCCTGCGCGCGCTCCGCCTCGGCGCCGAAGGCCACCGCATCGTCATCCCGCGCGACGCGATCGACGAGTTGTTGGCAGGCTCGTGAGTCCTGAGGCCGAGGCCCAGGAACGCCAGCGCATCATCGTCGCGCTCGACACGCTCATCGCCCTGATCGGGGCCGGCGAAAATGCATCGCTACCGATCGATTTTTCCCATATGAATTCCCATACAGGCCGAGGGACCGTTACAAACGCAGGGGTGAGGCGGGGTACAAACAACCCTCGCCTGAGATCAGACGAGGGCTGACGAGGGACCATTTGTAACGGACGGGAGGGGCTCCGGCCGTCTGCAAAACCGCGATCACCGGTTCGAATCCGGTCGTCGCCTCCCCAATTCCAATCTCAAAATGCGAACGATTGTTCGGAATCTTGAGCCTCGGTCTCATCTTTTTCCCATACGTTTTCCCATATGGGTGTCACCACGAGGCCGTCGAAGCGCGACGCGGTGCCCGAGCGCATGGTTGGCGTGACGTGCGAGTAGGTGTCCATCGTCACGCTGATGCGGCTATGGCGCAGCCGTTCCTGGACGAGCTTCGGGTGCACGCCGTCGCCGAGCAGGATCGTTGCGTGGGTGTGGCGCAGGTCCTTGAGCGCGATGCGCGTGACGCCGGCCTGCTCGAGCAGCTTCTTCAGGTGGGCGCGCAGCCATTGCGGATTGATCGGCCCGCCGGTCGGGCTGGTGAAGATCAGGTTGTGGTCGACCCAGGCTGAACCGGCCAGCTGGATCTGCTTGCTCTGGATCACCGCGGCGCGCAGCAGCGCCTGGTCGGCGCCGGCGGTGAGCTCCACCGGTGCCTTGGAGTTGCGGTTCTTGGCGTGATTCTCCTGGATCACGAGACCACGCTTGCGCAGCTGCGCGACAGTCTGACGGATGTGAATGAAACCGCCCGGGCGGTTCACGTCGCGCTTGCGCAGCCCGAGCAGCTCACCGGGGCGCATGCCCATGTGCAAGCCGAAGGCGATGAGCTGTGCGCGGATGTCGCTCGATTCCGAAGCCACCGCGAGGAGCGCGCGCGCCTCGTCAGCCTCGAGCGTGATGACCTCCGGGGCATCGTCGACGTTCGGGATGGCCACGCGATCGGACGGGTTCGAGAGCGTGTTGCCCGACCAGCGGCAGCGATCCTCGAGCGCGGTGTGCAAGCAGCGCCGATAGTTCTTGATCGTCTGCTTCTTCGGGATGACCGTGCGCCCCTTGCGGCCGCGGTTGTGGACGACGACGCCATCGCGGAGCCAGCTGGTCTGCGCGTCGAGGATGTCGTCGCCGGTCAAGCGATCGATACGAATGTGCCCGATCGCCGGGACCCACCGTGTGTTGATGATGTCCTGGTAGCCCTGCAGCGTCTTTGGTGCGGTGCCGTCGGTTGACTTGTAGGCCAGCCAACGCTCGAGGAACTGCGCGACCGTCTCCTTGCTGCGATCGACCGAGCCCTTGTCCTCGAGCTCGATACGCAGCTTGCGCTCCTCGCTCTCGGCTTCCTTGCGCGTAGCGAAGCCACCGAACCACTTGTAGACGGGTTTGCCCGTCCTCGCGTCGTAGCGGCCCATGAACAGGACCGGGTAGAAGCGCCCGGCTTTCTGGCGCACGCTCATGCCTCAGGCTCCTCCCACAGCTCGGTCGGCTTGACCTTGAGTGCGCGCGAGAGCTTGCGCAGCGTGCTCGGCTGCACGTTCGGATCACCTTGCTCGAGGCGAATGATGGTCGTCCGCGCCACATGCGCCTTGTCCGCCAAATCGGCCTGAGACAACGCGGCACGTTTGCGCAAGTCTCGGAGCCGACTGAGCGGTGGCACGTGTCCGACGTTAGTCGAATCAGTGCCCGTCCAGAGTTCGATCATGGTCATTCCTTCGTCCTGTGCATGTGTCCGATTATAGTTGCATGACTGTCCTATGAACAAGTAAGATATGGACATGGTGAAGAGGATTTCTACGGCAGCGCGATTCGCGCGCGCGCGCCAGGATTTCGCCGCGAGCGCAGAGGGTATCTACTCTCGCTACAGCCGCCACTTTCTGGTCCTCGCGCTCGAGCCGGTTCGGCGGGGGGAAGCTGCGGAAGACGCGCGATGGGCACTCGCCGCAGGCGAAAAGCGCATCGCCGAACTCGCCGGCACCGAGCACGAGCAAGCATGGCGCGACGCCATCGCTCAGTTCCGCACAGTAGTTCGCGAGTGGGGCCGCGGCGAGTGCTGCCGCGTGGCCGGTACTCGCGGTCGAATCTGCGCCGCTCCCATTGGCCACGAAGACAAACACAGCTTCGTCATTCCCACGGTTCGCGAAGACTGATGACGCTCCTCGTCAACTCGTCCGATCCGCGCGGTCCGGCCGCGATCGCGCTGGTCATTGAGGACAAGTGGAAGCGCCACTTCGATACCTCGACGCGGCGCGTGTGCTTCGACATCCCGTCGAACCGCCCCGGGCGCAACTACCGCACCACCGCCGACGGATGCACCTGCGCCGACCTGAAGTACCGCCCCTGGTCCGTCTGCAAGCACATGCTGGCGGTCCGCCTGCAGCTCGAGCTCGATCAAGAGGAGTACGCATTCTGATGGCAGCTTCCGCCCTCCCCCGCCCAGGCACACAACTCGGGCCATGCGAAGACACCTGCGAGCACCGTGACTGCGCTGCCACGCGTGCCCTCGCCGCGGCGCCGTGCTTCGACTGCGGCCAGCCGATCGGCTACGACACGCGCTTCTACCAACTCGACAAGGACGCGTATAGCCACTACGTGTGCGCACACGCGAAAATCGGTCAGTGACCCTCGAAGGCTCTGTCGAGGCGCGTAACGATCGCGGCATCAAAATCGACGGCGAGTGGGCAAACCGCTCGAATTTCGGGCCGCGCCTCGACCTGCCAGAAGTGGGGGCGCGCGTACGCGCCGAGGTCGATCCGAAGGGCTTTCTCAAGTCGGTCGAGGTCCTCGAGTCTGCGCTGCCGACCAGCTCGCGCGAGCTCACCATCGCGCGCCTGGCGGTCCTCAAAGCCGCAGCGCACTTCAGCGCCGATCGCGCCGATATCAAGTCCGCGGACGTGCTGCGCATCGCCGACTGCTGGCTCAAGTGGGTGCTCGAATGATCCTCCTGACGCTGGCACTGGTCCTGGCGATCGTGTGGTACTTCATCCTGAGCGCCGCCATCGGCTGGCTCGTCCACGCGTGGCCGTGCCGCGACTGCCTGCGCGAGAAGCTCCGCCGCGGTAGTCGAACGCATGAGGCTCGCTGAGGTTATGGTGCAGTTCGAGCTGGACGAACTGCGCCGCGAGCGCGACGAACTGCGCGCCGAGTTGGAAACGGCACGCGCTGCGTTAGCCACCGAAATGCGTTTCCATGACCAGGCGCGGACGGAGCGCGACGATCTGATCAATGCCGCGACGACGGCCAAGAACCTGCTTTCGCGCAAGCATCCGAACAGCGTGGCCGACTGTGATGGCGATGCCTGGGAGGCGTGGGCGGTGCTGGAAGCAGCGCTTGCTGACTAGTTCTTCGTCTCGCGCCCGAACACAAACCCAACTGCCGTGCCGATGATGATCAGTGCCGCCTTGGCGACCTCGTCCGTCGAAGGCGACAGCACGATCCACGTCATCGCCACGATCAGCACCAGAGCGAGCACGCCGCTGATGACGAGTTTGGCAATCGCGACGTGCTGATCGCTCACAGCCCGCCGATCCACGCGAGCACACGCGGCACCACCACCAGGATCAGCACAACCACCGTCACCCCACCCACTATGAGGAGTCCTACGCTGTCGATCCTGGCCTCGAGTCGATCGCCTTGTGTGTTTGGCCTCCGGCGCTGGTAGCCAATACTGACCGTCAGGCTGATCGACATCCCGCTATCGCGCCCGCCCTCTTCGATGTGCGTGAGCGCGATGTTCGGATCGTCTAGGTGAGTCGGGCTACTGCCAGCGCCGCGATCAAGCCGAAGATCACCTGCTGACTGATCGGAACCACGTTCACCAGGCCCAGGATCGCCAGCAGCAGGACCACGATTGCTATCAGCCATCCCACACCTATCACCACGCCGCCTACCGTTCCTAGCTGCATCAGAAGCATGCCTCCAGCTCGAGTGCGTCCGCCAGCGCCTGGAATCGCCCTGAGTCCCACCAGCGCTTGCCGCAGCACGCCGTGCGAGTCTGCGGGGAGATGCAGTTGTGGCCCATCAGGTAGCGGATCGACGGATACGTGGCCATCGCCACGCGGCACACCGCGAGCGTGCCAGCGTACTGCTCATCGGTCACCGCGGTGGCGCCCGAGCCGTTGTCTTCGGTCTCGACGCTGACCGTCTGATAGTTCGGATTAGCGCTATTGCCGACCAGCGCGGTCCACTCGTTACCGGGCTCGAGGATGCCGTTGGCCCACGAGCCGTCGGCCAGCTTGACGTACTGGTGCTGCTCGCCGGCGAGCCCGATGCCGTAGTGCGAGCTGACCTGCGAAGCAGGATTGTTGAACCACGAATCGCAGCTCTCAAGCGTGCCGGCCATCGTATGGATGACCAACGCCACCACACCGTAGCCGGCGCGCCCGTTGTAATGATTGGGCGAGCCGATCCACTCGACATTCGCCTCGGGCTCCGGTGGCTTGGGCGGCGTGTAAAGCGGCTCGCGCGCGCTGATCTGACCGGCCCACGTTGGATTGAGTCCGTACAGGATCGCCTCGAGCGAGTCGGCGCCGAAGTCCGCAGCCAGCCAGCGCGCCTCGTTCATGGCGTTGAGGCCGGCGCTGATCGCCGCCTGCTGCGCCTGGAGCTGCGTCAGTTGCTGGACGAGCGCGGGGTCAGCCACTGGCGTAGAGCGGGGTCTGCGGCTCGGTCTCGATGCCCGGCGTGAGCGCCTTGACGAAGCCATCGACGCTGGCGGCGCCGCCCGACCAGCGCGCCTCGAGCGCGGCCTTGAGTGCCGCGGACTGCAGTGACTGCTGGTTCTGTAACTGCGCGATGACGGCCGCGACCTCTTCGTCGGTCATCTTGCACCTACCGGAGCGTGCGCCTCGTCCCACTCTTGCTGCGTGATTGGCACCTGCTCAGGCGGCATCAAGCCATTCTGGATGTCGCGGATCTCTTGCTTGCGCGCGGGCGGTGTCTCTGGATTCTGAAACTCTTCGGCGTACTCCGCACCGGTTTTGTCACGCATAGCGACGTGATTGGCGATGGCCTGGTCAACCGTCGGTTGATCCCCTGACGGAAAGTCCGTTGAGATCCCGTCAGCGCCGCAGGTAAAGACGAACCCGTCAGTCATCACCAATCCGTAGCTCACGGTGACGCCCGCAGCTACGATTTCGTCTTCGAGTTGATGCAAATTGATTGGCTTGCTGCCCGTGTTCTGGCCCACTGTTTTCTCTCCCGCCTACTTCTTGATTTCAGTGATCACCAGCGACGCCTGGACTGAGCCAGAGATGCTCAGCGTGCCGGGGACCGAGTTGTTGACCCATATCGACCAGGTATAAGACCCGGCACCAGGTTGCTCGTAATACGAAAACCCAACTTGCTGACTCGCATTCACCGTCGAAGACGTGCCCACCGCGACATACGCAGTGATGGCGCCACCTCGATACAGTCCAACAAACCAACTTCCATTTACGACGCTGTGACTCAGGGTGAGCCAGCCCTCGACATGCACCAGGTAACCGGCGGGAGCCTGGACTGATCCGGTCGCCTGAATCGGTGTTTGGACCCATGTAGATGTAGTCGACGTGCTGAAGGCCGGTGTAGCGAAATAGCTGCCGAGCAGCGTGTGAACGCAATTCTGCGCCAGATCAACGGTGCCAACCGTGCCATCAACGATCTTGGCCGAAGTAATCGATCCGTCGGGAATGGCACTCGCCGGCAGAATTAGCCCCTTGCCCGTCGAGTGATCGTGCCCATCAACCGCCAGCGCCAGTGTCTGCACATCCTCTTTCTTGAACAGGTCGGTCGCGGCGCTGGCCATCGGGAACTGGAGCGCGCCGCTGAAGTTGACTGCGTTCGTTCGAGCCATCGTTACTCCTTTCTCAAGGTGAGCCGATCCACTGCACCGCCTTGATCGACAGCGACCCACGCCACTGCCGCCCGATCTCATCGAATGCCTGCGACACCGCGTAGTCGGTGAAGCTCAGGTCTTGCACACTCTCGTCAGGCAACGTGACCGTCACCGCGCCGGCAGTGTCTACCGCGGCTTCGACCACACGCTTGATCTCGTTCCGCCCGATGCGCAGGGGCACGCCGTCGCGCCGAACCAACCCGTCTGAGCACAGAATCTCAACCTGCACGGTCATGTACCTGGTCGGTCGCAACGCGTGCCCGATCGATACCGCCGAGACCAGCGGCGACTGCGTGGCTGCCGCATTGACCAGGAAGACGCGGAACTTGGCCAGCACCGCGGTAGTCGTTGTCGGCAGGGCGAACTGCTCGTAGCCGGTCGTCATCCACGTCTTGCCGCTATCGGCAAACGCCGTGGTTGGTGAAGTCGCGTACGAGATAGTCACGGCGTTGTTGATGTCCAGAAACGTGCTCGAGACCGCCAGGTGGCGCAGGCTCTTGCGCGAGGCGTGGTAGCCGCCGTGCCACAGCGGCAGCTCGACGAAGCCATTGCCCACGGCGAAGCGGTACTGCGAGCAGGCCGCAGGGTTCGGAACACACGGATTGACGATGTAGCCGATCGAGCCGTCACTGAAGCCGAGGTACGTGCGCGTGTGACCGGCCGGTGCGCCGATGCTCGAGACAAACATCGCCTGGATGCCGCGCGCGCCAAGGACACTCTGATTGCTGACGCTGCCGTGCCAGGCATCGACATGCACTGGCATGAGCTGCTCGGCGCTAGTGCCCTGCGACACCCAGGCGCCGAACTTCAGCAGGTAGGCGTTCGACGTGTCCGGATTGAGCAGACCGACGTAGGCAAACATGGTGCCTACCGCCACAAACGAGGTCACCCGCCCCCGGACGGGGGAGTCGTTGTTGACCAGCTTCTCCGGCCCGACCTGCTCCATGCTCAGGTCCGGCTGGATGCGCATGAGTTGCGCGCCGTAGCTGACGTACAGCGCGTTCTCGAACTGGCCCCAGAACTTGCCGTTGTAGACGTTGGGCGCGAACTTCAGGAACGGGAAGAGCTGATGATCCTGCCCGGCCTGGTCGAGGGTGTAGATGCCATCAGTCTTGAGGATCAGCAGCGTGCCCGCGGCCGTCACCGCGAGCGAGCTGATGACCGAGGATTTGTCGCCGGCGCGAAAGATGAGCGAGGTGTAGTTCGCTTCAACCGTCGGATCGGCGTTGGTGTCGCACTTCCGCAACCGATTGGTATCGTCGGCCCACCAGAACTCGCGGCCGATGACGGCGAACGCGAGCGCGCCAAACGTGGCCATCGCCGTCCAGGTGGTGCCGTTGCTGGAGTACTGCGCCACGCCAGTCGAGAGGGCCACGAAGGCGCGCTGCACGCCGTCGAAGTTCGACGTGAACACGCTCACGTTGAGCACCGCCACGCCCGCTCCGAAGTCCTTGACCATCGTCCACGCCGCGTCACTGTCGCGGCGCAGGATGTACCGTCCCTCGGCGACGTACAGGCTCGTGCCGAGTTCAAAGAACGTGCGCACGCCGGCTGAGCCGTCCTGCGGACTGAGCGTGGTCAGGTTGATGTACGGACCCTTGCACCACGGCCACACGGAGCAGTCCACGCCGTCGGCGTACAGGTAGCGCCCGTCCTCCCACTTCTCCTGGACCTTCATGCCCATGCCGAGTACGAGTGACTCGTACGGCTCCTCGCGGTCGCTGGCTGGCGACGTGCCGCCGTAGCTGAAGTCGGGTGGGGACACCTGACTGATGTCCTGCGTCTTGCTGGACACGAGCATGGCCGGCGTCGGATTCCCGCGCGTGGGCGCCGCCTGACCGAGCATCAGCCCCACCTCGCCGATTTTGAAGTGGTACGGATACGGCGAGCGCCGCGCCGACAGGATGCTCATCGGAAGGCCGGCCCGAAGCGGCACGCGCGGCGCAGCGTGAGCTGCGGTGCCACCGCAGTGAAGTACTCGCTGGTGCGATCGCTGAACCACGTCGAGGCCGCAGCCTGGTCGCGGATCAGGCGCTGGTTAGCCATCGGCTCGAGCAGATGTCCGAAGCGCCGCCAACCGACCAGGAGCGCCGACGAAGTCGCCCAATCACGTCCGACGGGCGCTTCGTCGGTCTCCCAATTCAATCCACTTTGATCCCCGTACGTCCCACCGGCCACGCGGCAGTGGTCATACGCGCGCTTGTAGCAGCGCAGCCAGATTTGATCGCCAGCGTTGAACGTGCGCCCGCCGGTGTTGAACAGGTACGTGCCGCCGTCGCGCTCGACCTCGCCGTAGACGATGTTGGCGAACGGGTCCTGCTGCCACGGATCGGTGCCTGTTGGCAGCACGCCAGCCTGCCGAATGTGGTTCGGATTCTGGAGCCACGGCGTGACGTTGCGCAGATCATGGCGACTGACGCCCTCGACGGCGGTGCACACCACGTCCACCACCAGCCAGCACTGCTTCAGCCCATCATTGATGAGCTGATGCATCGTCGGCGCATCCCACGGCCCGAGGATCTCGAACCGCTCGCCGATGCCCGGCCCGCCCGGGCAATCCACGCCGGTGCCCTCGATGCACTCGTACGAGAGCACCTCGAAGTCCAGGTAGATGTGCGCCTCGAGGTACTGATACGTGGTCGCCGACGGCGGTGAGAGCGCCGAGATCGTCCACGGCAAATCAGGTGTGATGGTGCCGGTGTTCGGTGTGTAGGTCTGGATGACGCGATGGCGATCGGTTGGCTGGATGGCATATGGGCGATAAAGCGGCCGATCGCGGTACAAGTCCGACTGCGCAATCCCGGACTGGATCGGATACACGTCGCACACGAGCTTGTTCACATCAGTGCCGCTCGTGGCGCGCACGTCGTAGCTCTCCGGTCCGACGTACGGCCCGCTTTCAACCGCGAGGTTCCTGCGGTACTCAGCGAGGCTCGGCATTAAACGATGGCCAATCCGGCTTGACGGCCGGCGTCGCGTACGGCGCCGCGGGCTTCTGCACCGGTACCGCTGCCGGCGGGGGTAGCTGCACCACCGTGGCCAGCAGCGGCGCCGTGCTCGGTAGGGAACCGACCAGCGCAGGCGGTGGCGTCGCCACGATCGGCGCCGAGAATGGTGGCCAGGGACTGCGGCGCAGCTCGAGGCGCAACTCCCCATGGAGAGCCAGCCAGCCCTGATACGTGACGAAGACGCGCTGCAGTAGGCGGTACGAAAAGACGCCCGATGGTGCGAGCGCGCCGGCGAAGCTCCGATAGAGTTGCTGCGCGCGCAGCACCACGCCCGAGGAGCCAAGCGTGCCCGTCAGCGTACGGGTGAAGATCTTGCCGAGCAGCACCGCCCCGGAGGACCCCAGGACGCCGCTCAGCGTGCGCCGCAGCAGACTGGTCCTGCCGATCGTGCCGCTCGGGCCAAGCGTGCCACCGACCGCCAGCGCGCGCGCACGCGAGGTCCCAAGCGCGCCAGAACCCGGCAGAGTACGCGTAATCTGCAGCCGCGCGCCCTCGAGGACACCGTACGTCGGCGCCGCCTCGAGCGTGGCGTACGTGTTGGTCCCGTTGTCCCACGTCGCGTAGGTGTTGGCGGTCGCGGTAACCGGCACTCATCATCCGCCCGAGGTGATGGTGGCGATGTAGGTGGCGATGATCGAGTCGCCGGAGTTGAGCGCCAGCGCGGTGAACACCGAGCGGTCCCACATCGTGCCGCCCGGCGCCGCGGCCTGCGACATCAGCGCGTGTTCGGTGATGGACACGTTGGCGTCCACGGTGATCGTCGCCACGGACTGATACTGGTTCGCCGCCGGCGCGGACTGCGTACCGGTCGGGCGCGTATTGTCGGTCGAGTACTGCGTCGTTAGCTCAGTCACCAGAGCGGTCTGCGCCGCGGCCTCGGCGGTGGAGCCGGTGCCGAGCGCGTGGAAGTTGAATAGCTCCAGCTCGAACGTGTTGCGGAAGGCATTCACCACCGAGGCAGCGCCGTTATCGGAGATGACCTTGCGCGAAACCACACCGTAGTCAATGTCGAGGTAGCCGTGGTCGCCTTGCTTGCGATGCACCAGGCGCAGCTCGGACTCGAAGATGGCCACTGACGCGAGCGCGTCGAGCAGCTCCTCACCGAGCTGGTTGGGCAGGTAGCGGTACGCGCGCCAGATCAGCTCGCCAAGGCGCGTCTTCGGCCCGCGCGCGCGCGGTGGCCACGGCTGCCGTGCGAACGTCATCGGTGGCGGATTGATGCTGATGGCCATATCAGGGCTCCTCTATTGCCACGGTCATGGCGACATCGACGTTGCTGGCCTGGACAACGATCAGTTGCACGATGTCGCCGCGCACCAGATTGCCGCGGTCGGGCGGATAGGTCAGGAACGAACCGCTCTTGCCCGCGGCCAGCGTCGGACGGTGCGTCGGATCGGTCCACACGCTCGCGCCGTTCTTGCGTACGTCCAGAATGGTCGCGCCGGAGCCGGATGCCGATGCCGCACCGACCACGATCCTGATCACGCCCGAGACACACGCGCAGTAGTAGGCCAGCACCTGGCCATTGGTCGGGTTGGTCGTTGTCCCGCCGCTGATGAAGCCCTGAATGTGGCGCGAGGCTTCCATCAGCCGCGACGGCAGCGCGCCAAGCAGCTCAGACGTTGGCAACAGGAACGCCTCGCTTCTTGATCACGATCGACGCGTGCACACCGCCGTGCGCCTCGGCGCGATCGCGCGCCACCACCGCGTCCTCGACCATGCGGTACGCACGCACGTAGTCCGCCTCGTGGGTCAGTCCTAGCTCGCGCATGCCCTCGACCTGCGGCAGGCTCAACCAGGTAGCGGCATCGACCACGTCGGGCGTGTTGGCGTCGCCGGTCTCGGGCTGGTCCAGGCACGCGTCACGCTGGACGCAGCGCACTGATTCACCCGGCAGCAGGCTCAGCGCGCGCTGGACCTCGAGGTCGGACTGACAGAAACGGCGCGCGCCGTCCTTGAGCACGATGCGGTACAGACCCGGCCCGAAGCGACAGTCCGCGCGGTGCTCGGTCATGCCTACTTCGTCGTCACCACGTACAGGATGGTGACGGTGGTGCCGCTGGCGTTGGTTGCCTGGACGCTGATGTAGTACTTGGTCAGCGTGGTCAGGCCGGTGAGCTGCACCATCTGCGAGCCGGACGCAGCAGCGCCGGCCTTGTTCGACGCCGCGGCCTGGGTGGTGCCGTAGTTGACACGGCAGCTCGTCGGCACGCTGTTGAGGATGAAGATGATGTCGATCGTGGTTGCGGTGATCGTGCCGTAGAGCTGGACACCGCTGATCACCGGCGCGCCGGCCGGTCCGCTCTGCGTGACCACGCCGCTCGAGCGGCTGATCATGCCCACGTAGCCCTGTGATGCGTTGGCGGGTGCGCCAGCCGGAGCGCCGACGCCGGTCTCGTTGCCGGCGTAGTCCACCGGGGTGTGCGTCCACAGCCCCTGCGCAGCACCGAGCTGCGCCTGGATCTCTTCGCTGGTCGGCGGCATCAGCCGTACGTCCGCTTGCCGATCGGCCCCTGGTCAGGCTTCTGCGGGCCCTTCAGGCTCTCGTGCACAAACTGATTGACCGACGATTCACCGCCGGTGACGGACGCCGCGTTCGGACCCGGGTGCCCGCCAGCAGGCGGATAGTTGTCGGCGGCATTCGGCTTCTTGCCGCTCGCGCCGGCCCACGGCAATCCCTTACTCGCCACCGGCCGGCGCCTCCGTAGTTGGCGCTGAGGCAGCCGCCGCCTCAGCCCAATGCGCGACGAGGTCCTCAACCTCGACATCAGCACCGCGGGTGAATCCTTTGCGCTCGTACGTTTCAGCGTTCGCCAGCGGCGCGATGAACGTGTCGCCATCGGGCTTCGTCCACTCGACGTAGGCGGTCGGTGAAATTTGCGGGTGTGGGCCCTCGGTCGCTTCGGCGTACGTGTGCGGCTCAAGCGCAAGCACTTCGGCCGGCGAAGCCTCGGTCTGCGGAATGTCCGCCAGCGCCGCCTGCACCTCTTCCTGGGTGGTCATTCTTTCGCCTCCGTACTTCTGCGCCGGCGCGCCTCCGCTGCCTCGATCGACGTGTTCTCCGTGGTCTCCACGCCGGCCAGCATGCGGTCCGGCGTGACCTTGCTCGTCCGTGGGCGGATGACCTTGATGTTCTTGCCGGTCTCCTCCTTGATCTGCGCGAACACGTCGCGCATCTCCTCGAGGTTCAGCTCCTCCCACCCGTCCTCCGGGATGGTCATGTTGCGGTCGCTCTGCATCGCGCGCCGGATCGCGTTGATGATGCTCGCCTTCTCGACCTGCTCCTCGAGGATCTTCGGGTACTCCACCTGGCGGTACTGGTCCACTTCGCTTCGCTCGCCGCTTCGACCCGGACTGTCGCTGAGCAGGTGGTAGCCCTTGTCCTGGTAGTACGCCCGATTCACCGGGTCGCCCTGCAGCTCCACCACTTCCCCGTCCGGTTTCAGGTACAGGCGGTGGGGGAAGTTGTAGTTCTGGCCGCGCTGCGGCTGGCTTGCCGCCGGCGGAGCCTGCTCGAGGAGCTTGTCGAGAAACGCGTTTCCGGTTGCCACTAGGAGACACCGTTGACGAGGACGCCGAACGCGTCGCGCATTTCCTGGTGGCCGTAGATCACCTCGGAGGCCAGCTTCCAGGTGAAGAAATCGATGTCGTAGAAGAGGTGCGTCTTCGGGCTGCGCTGCACCACCAGCGCGAGCGCGTCGCGGTGGAACACGGCGTTGCGCGCCTGTCCGCCCGCCGGCTTCACCAGGTTCGTCGTGACGGCCAGGTTCAGGCCGTACATGTCACCGAGCATGCCGTTGCGCACCGGCTGGTCGCCGGTGCCGATGTAGAGCGCGTTGCTCCAGCGGTCGAGCGCCAGCTTGCTGGCTTTCTCGGCCGGCGACATGATGAAGAATCGATCGTCCTGCGGCGCGTCGGCGTTGTCGAGCGCGGTCATTGCCGAGAGCACGTTGGCGTCGGAGGCCGCGGTGCCGAGCGTGCCGACGGTTGTCGAGAAACCAGCGAAGTCGGTCGCCAGTGCGGTGTCGATGTCGCGCGCGAGCGCGTAGCCGAGCTTGCGCTGGTACTCGTTCTGCACATCGATGATTGACTGAACCTTTACAATATCTTCGATGCCAACTGCCGCGTAACTCCACAAATTAAGCGTAATTGTTGTCGCAGTTTCGGCGACAGTTTCATACGCAATTGCGGTGTTTTCTGCTTTGGCGCGTGCGGCCAGGTTGCCGATGCTGGCGACTTTGACGGTCTTACCGACCGAGGCATCGTCCTCGTAGCCGCGGTTGACGCTGCGCGCGATGACCAGGTTCGACTCGGTTGCGCGCAACACCTGCTTGCTCCAGATGTCGGGCGAGAACACGCCATCGGCGATCGTTTTGTCTACGAACTCACTTGCACCAGTGGCCACTGGCGTTATTCCTTTCAGCGCCCGTCACCCGAATCGGGTGAGGGAGATCAGCGCCGGGTTAGCGGTATGCCGCGCGTCAGGCGCACGCGTGTGCCTGGCCGGGGTTGGCCACGCTCGTCGAAGTACTGGTCGTACTCGGCTAGGCCCATGCGACCTACTTGTTCGTCCGTGATCTCGCGGGCGACTCTAGCTTGGCCACCGTCTAGCTCGGGTACGGGCTGACCACCGTTGCTTTCGCTCAGCCACGCTTTGCGCAGGGCTGGCTCACGGCGCTTCAGCTCTTTTTCGACGGCCTCATTCAGTCTGTGGCTGATAGCGGCCTCTGTCACAGCGCCGAGGTATTCCGCCACGCCTTCGGCGTAGCTCTTCCCTGGCGCGAACGTCTTTCCCTGGACTACCTGCTGGACCTCAGGCGGTAGCGCGCTCTGGAAAGCAACCACGCCATCCATGAACGGTGCACCCTGCTGTGCAGCGGTAGCGTGCTGCATCTGTTGCTGAATCTCGGGAGCGGTGAGCTGGCCGAGTCCGTAGTAATCCGCGTTGGCGAGCGCCTCGCGTTTCTGGCGCGCTCGCTCGTCCTGCTCTGCCTGTTGTTGGAGGGCATGCATGCGGCGCAACGCAGCGTCGCCGACGCGACCCTGGAAGGTGGGGTCCTGCTCCATCTCCTGCCAGGCCATGTTCTTGGCAAGCAACGCGAACGCCGCTTTGGGGTCGGGCGCGTCTTTGACCTGTTGCCACCACTCCGGCGGCTCTGCAGTCGCCTGCGCCTCGGGCTCGGTACTGTCGCTCGAGGCCGACTCACTATCCTGAGCCGCCGGCGTGGCCACAGCGGCTGCAGGCTCTGGAGACGGAGCTGCAGCCGCACGAGCAGTTCGGCCGCGCCGCGGAGGAGATGGCGTCTCGTGCTCCGCGGGCGCAGCCGCCTGCTCGTCGTCGATGAGGTCGGGGTGCACACCCCGGTCACTCATGGTCACTTCTTGGCTTTCTTCCGATCAGCCGCGAACTCTTTCGGCGTGTGTGTCGCGCCGGTCTTCAGATTCTTGGCCTCGACCACGTTGCCCTTCTTGAACGCGAGCCGCACCGGTCCCTTCGGCGTCTGCGTCACGCGGTAGCGCGCACCCTTGAGCGGCATCAGCGTCTGACTCCCCCGAACGTGGTCGGCGATTGGAATTGTGGGAGCGTGTTGCGAATCTGCGCAAGAGACTCGTCCGGCGACAGGCCGTACTTCTCCTGCATGCCCTGCAGGACGATGTTTTGAGTGTTCGGGCTCGAGCGGTAGAAGTTGACCGAGTCGAGCTTGGTGGGCGTCGGGATCGCGTCGAGCACGCCTTGCGTGGTCATTGCGTTGACCGAGCCCGGTCCGCCGCGGATGTCGTCGATCAGCCGCTGCATGTTGCCCATACCGCTGAAGTCGGTCTGACCGGTGGCTGCACCGGGCGCCTGGAAGCCGGCCACCGGATTGCCCTGCAGGACGCGGCCGAGCTGGCCCATGACCTGCGCCTGACGGAACGGGTTGGTCTGGAGCGCGGCCGCGGCGTTGATCGCGCCGAGCTGTTGGGTGAACGCCTGATTCTGCGCCGCGAGCGTCTGCCCGCCCGGCGCGATCGGGTTGCCGGCAGCATCAACCTGCGGCGCCAAGCCGTAGATCTGTGCCCAATTCATCGCCTGCTGCTGGCGCTGCGCAATCGCCTGCATGGTCGGACTGCCCTGATACGTGCCGGTCACACCGGACTGTGCCAGCGCCAGATTCTCATTGAACTGACGAATGCCCTCGTTGAACTTGCCCACGTCGAGCCCAAAGCTCACGTTGAACTGACGCACCGCCTCGTCGAACGCTTCCTTGTTGCCCGAAGCGATCGCGCCAAGCAGGCTGTTGATTTGCTGACCGAGCTTCTGGACCGTGGCGTCGTTCGAGTTGACGGTTTGGCTGACTGGCGCCTGTTGCGCCTGGGTGGGACCAGTGTAGCCATAGCCGCCGGTGTAACCCGACCCCTCGCCGTACTTGGCCTGATTCTCAGGGGTATCGGCAAGCGCGTCACTCCAGTTGCCGTTCGCCAGTCGCATTCCCATTAGAAATTCATCACAATCGTCGGCTGCGCTTGTGGCGCGGTGAATCCACGATTCGACCCCTCAGCGATCCCGGACTGGACAAACGGCGTCGGCGGCGCCTGCGTCGGAACGGTCGGCTGGACCGCCGGCTGTGTCACTGGCGCGGCGGCACCACCGCCGTTGTTGCTCTGGATTGCCGCCCGCGTCGCCGCCACGTCCGGGTGCGGGCTGTTGGTCAGCTCGTTGTGCTTGTCGTACGCCTGCGCGATGACGGCGATCGCTGCCTGGCCGTACGGCGTCAGCTCAGCTCCCGGAGCTGCCTGACGGACCATGCGTGCGGCGGCATCGAGCGTGTCCTGGCCACCGAACATGCCCGCGGTGTAACCCTGAATACCGCTCAGGAGCGCCTCGCCGCTGAAGCCGGCCGGCATGGCGTGCAGCCCACCACCGAGCATGCCGTAGCGCCCGGCGCTGCCCTGCGACAAGCCGGCAGCACCCTGGAAGATGTTGTTGAGGACCTGGTTGGCCGCAGTCGCGCGATTGGCGAGCAGGTTGCCGCCGACCGTGCCGGCCGCGGTCTGTGCCTGCCGCTCGGTGCCGAAGACGCTCGTCGCGGCCTGCGTCGCGGTCTGCGCGGCGTTCGACGCCGCGGTCTGCCGCATCGCCTCGGCGGTCTGCTGCTCAGCCGCCAGGTTGTGGCGCGCGGTCTCAGCCGCTTCCTGGCCGCGTACCTGGAGCGTGCCCTGGTTGATCGCGTTGGTCTGCTGCTGCGTCAGCGCGTCGAGCTTCTGCTTGGTCTCGACGTTGCGCTGATTGATCTCGTCCTGGGCCTTCTGCCACTCGAACTTCCACAAGTTCAGGTTGCGGTCCTCGCTCGAGGCGTCGAGCAGCCCCTGCTGGTACTTCTCGGTCGCCACCGCGCGCTGCGCTTCAGTCGCCGCGTTCGCGGCCGAGGTGGCGGCGTTCTGCGCAGCGATCTGGTTCGAGTACTGGGTGTTCTTGTTGTTGTTCTCGATCTCGGTGATGCGCGCCTTGAGCTGGTCGGCGTTCAGGTTTTGCGCCGCGGCATCGGCCTTCGCCTTGCGTAGCTCCTCGTGCGTCAGGTAGCCATCGCCGTGCGCCTGGTTGTACTCGCGCTCGCGCGTGTCTTCCTGAATCTTGCGCAGCTCGACCGCGGCCGCATCCGCTCTGGACTTGGCAGCGTCCGCCTCGGCTTGCGCCTGGGCAACCTTGGCGTTCTGCTCCGCGGGCGTCTGACCAGCCGTCGGCGGCTTGATCGTTTCATCGACGCCGCTCACGTTCCAATCGAGCTGAGCGAGCCCGACGTTGGCGGCGTTGACGCCGGTGCCGGTCGGCTTCATCGTGACGATGCGCGTCTGCCCGTTCGGCCCGACTACGGTCACCGTCCAATCGACGGAGTCGCGGCCGGGTGCCGGCACCGGCTGGCCTTGCGAGTTCTTGCCCGGGATAACCAGACTGTCAGCGCTCGGCGGCTGCTCGTTCGCGTTGGCCGCTTTCGGCGTCGGCGCACCGACAACGTGCCACGTATTGGGGTCGAGGTTCAGCTCGGAGATGAACTCGGGCGTGTCGTAGCGCGCCATCAGCGACTGCCTGCCATCACCGGCTCTTTCCGTCCGACCACCGTGCGCCCCTCACGGATACGCGCGGCTCGTTCAGCCGCAGGTGTCATCTTCTCCCAATTCCTGGCGGTGTCATTGTCAACGCTGGCCAGCCGCGACGCAATTGCGCGTGCCTTGCGATCATCAGACATGCTCTGGAACGCCGCCGAGGTGACCAGCGGGCCGAGGATCTTGTCGATCGCCACGCCGCGCTGATAGGTCAGCTCGCGGCTCTCCGCCTCGCTGAGCGGGATACGCGCACCTTGCACAGTCACTTGCGTCGGCGCCCTGGTCGGATTGGGCAGCGTGTAGCCGAGCTTCTCGAGGCGATTGATCTCGGCGTCGAGGTCGGAAACGCGCCGCGTTTGCATCCCGAGCAGCGTGCCACCGAGTCCGCTACGCATGCGCTGCTCAGGTTCACCACTGGTCATCGACGGCTGCGCCGGAAGCATCTGCGCGAGGAACGGGATCTTGGCCTGCTCGCGCTCGAGGAACTGGCCGAGGCCCTTGTTGGTCGGGTCACGCATCACCGGGTCCCACGCTTGGGTGGCGAAGTTCAGCGCCCCTCCAGCTGGCAAATAGCGGTCGATGTAGCTGCCGACGAGCTGGCCGGTGGCGCCCGCGGCGTTGCCTTCGCCGACCTGCGACATGACCTTGATCAGATCCGCGGCGTAGAACTGGTTGGCCATCGTCTTGAACGTCGCGTTGTAGAACGCCTTCATCTGATCGGGGTCGGGCTTGTTGCCTTCCTTGCGTGCGGCCTCGATCCACGCCGCCGGCAGCGCGATCGGCAGCATGTACGGGCCCCACCGCGAGTAGTCCACCCACTGCCCGTTGATCTTGATGCTGGTCGGGTGCTCCTTGTCCTCGGGCCCGGTGATGTTGCCGTTCATCACGTTCGAGATGATCGACGTGTTGATCACGCTCGAGATCAGCCCGCCACCCATCGCCAGCCGCGCGGCACGCTCGTCGCCGCGCGCTGCAGCGATGCCCACACGAGCCAGCGCCTCGGTCTCGGCAACGCCCGGCAAACGACGAATGCCGGCCGTCCAGATACGCCCAGGCACCCCCGAGAACGGCACGCCGGCGTCGAGCGCCATGCCGGCCGTCTGTCGCGCCGCTGCCTCACCGATGTCCTTGGCGCTCGAGCTGGCCGGCGTAGCAGACATCAACTGATTCTTCAGCTTCGAGATGGCCTCGCCCGGCCCGTTGCCCTCGGCGAACACCGACAAACGCGCAGCTTTGTTGCCCGCGGCGTCGATCGCCGCCTGGTTCGCCTGCAACACCTGCTGTGGCGACATGCCCGGGTTCTCGCGAATGAAGCGCGCGCCCTCCATGCCGCTGCCCATCGCGTAGCCGATCGTGCGGAAGAAATCATCGGCGGCACCGAGCGCGCGCAGCGCGAACCAGTACGCCGGCGTCTGGCGCCCGCCAGGCATCGGTGCGAACTGGCCGCGCCCCGCACGCATGGTCCCGACGGCATTGCGGAAGGCGTCCGGCAATGCCTGGCCGGCTGCTTTCATGCCAGCCACCGCCTCGTCGGAGTACCCAGCAGCGGCGCGCTCGGCCGGCATACGCCCAAGTTCGATGAGCTGGCTGAAGATATTCGAGAGTTGCGTCCCTGGACCGGAGAGCAGGTTGTTCTTGCCCATCGCGCTCAGGAACTGCGCCACGGTCTGCGCCTGCGGCGCGTTGAGCAACGGCTGCTGCGTGCTGTGGAGCTGGCGCAAGTCCGACCAGCTCACCGGCCCGCCACGGCGCGCGACGGCGATCGCTGCGCCCGGCGCGGCCATGCCCGCGATACCGAAGCCGAGGTCGCGCGAGATCCGCCCCCACGGATCTTGCTTATCCTGCTCGCTCTGCGTCGCCTCGGATCCAGCAACGCCCGCAACCGCACCGCCGAGGCGCGCAGCGAACATCGGATTCGCTTGCGCTGGCTGGCCTGCACCGAGGCCGGCGCGCAGACGCCCGCGGATGTCAGCGCCGGCCGTTGTGGG